GACAAGCCGTTATGTCACCACTACATGATCTAATGAAACGTAATCAGCGTTTCTTCAGGGTTGAGGAATTAACCCACGGAAACAAGAAGAAAACTGACAGGATTATGTGGGCGTTACAAGGACGGTTTGAAAACGGATACATCACAATAAACAAAGGGGATTGGAACAGTAGATTCTTGGATCAGTTGTTTCAGTTCCCAGACCCTTTAACCCACGATGATTTGGTGGACGCTTTAGCTTACACGGATCAATTAGCAAAAGTAGCTTATTCATACGATTTTGAAATAGATGATCTTGAAATTATTGATCGAGTAGCAGGATATTAATATGGCAAAAACAGAAGACTTTGCACTAAATACAGACACCCTTATGTCTGAGCAGTCCCTTGAAGAATGGGTAATGCACAAATGTAACGAATGGCGTGACCACTACGAATCAACGTACAGCCAGAAGTTTGATGAATACTACAGACTCTGGAGAGGCCAATGGTCAACTGAAGACTCCCAAAGAGCCTCAGAACGCTCCAGGATTATATCCCCTGCGCTACAACAGGCTGTGGAATCCAATGTAGCGGAGATGGAGGAAGCCACCTTTGGTAGAGGTAAGTGGTTTGACGTAACGGACGATATGGGCGATCCTGACCGTTCGGACGTAATGTTTTTAAGAAACAAACTGACTGAAGACTTTGAAAAAACTATGGTTCGTAAGTCAGTAGCGGAATGTTTAATCAATGCTGCGGTATTCGGTACAGGTATTGGTGAAATCATAATTGAGGAAGAAAAGGAAATGGCTCCTGCCACACAACCCGTCATGGACGGTCAGTTACAGGCAGTAGGAGTTAATATTACTGACAGGGTAATGGTTAAGTTACGTCCTGTAATGCCACAGAACTTCCTGATAGACCCCACAGCTACCAGTGTGGATGATGCTATGGGAGTTGCCATTGATGAGTTTGTAAGCAGACACATTGTGGAACAACTACAGGAACAGGGAGTGTATAAATCTGACGTATACGTTGGTGATGCAGCAAGTGACACAGACCTAGAGCCTGACCAGGACCTAATCCTGTACGATACAGATCGTGTACGCTTAACTAAATACTACGGTTTAGTGCCAACTGAACTTCTTGAGAATTCCGAAGAATACGAAAATCTGGATACGGACGAAGAAAAAACCCAGTACACTGAGGCAGTCATTGTTATTGCCAATGAAGGTTTATTGTTAAAAGCGGAAGCTAATCCATACATGATGAAGGATCGTCCTGTAGTGGCGTTTCCTTGGGACGTAGTTCCCAGTAAGTTTTGGGGTAGAGGAGTGTGCGAAAAAGGCTACAACAGCCAAAAAGCTCTTGACACTGAACTAAGAGCTAGAATTGACGCACTAAGTTTAACTATTCATCCTATGATGGCTATTGATGCGACAAGGCTTCCCAGAGGAGCTAAACCTGAAATCAGGCCAGGTAAGATGATTTTAACAAATGGTGACCCCCGTGAAGTTCTACAGCCTTTCAATTTTGGACAAGTTAATCAAATTACTTTCGCTCAAGCATCGGCTCTTCAACAAATGGTTCAACAGGCTACTGGAGCCGTGGATTCTGCTGGTATTGCAGGTCAGGTCAATGGAGAGGCTACTGCGGCTGGAATATCTATGTCCCTTGGTGCTATTATTAAGCGGCATAAGCGTACCCTGATTAATTTCCAGCAAGCATTTTTATTACCTCTGGTTAAAAAAGCAGCGTGTCGATACATGCAGTTTGACCCTGAAAACTACCCAGTTGCTGACTTTAAGTTTAATGCGTCCTCAACTTTAGGTATTATTGCCAGAGAGTACGAAGTAACACAGCTAACACAACTACTTCAAACCATGAAACCAGATTCACCTATGTACCCGTCATTAGTTCAGTCCATTGTGGAAAACATGAACTTGTCAAACAGAGAAGAACTGTTGAATACCTTGAAGCAAGCCTCTGAACAGGCACAAATGACTCCTGAACAGCAACAACAGGCAATGCAACAACAACAAGCAGTACAACAGTCTCAACTTGAATTTCAAAAATCTCAAACAGCAGCATTGAACGGTCAAGCGGTGGAAGCTCAAGCAAGAGCAAGTAAACTTGCCGTAGAAACTCAATTAGCTCCTGTGGAAACTGAAATTGACCGGATTAAGGCAATTACTACTAATCTCAAACCTGGCGAAGAAGACGATAGGGAATTTGAGAGAAGAATGAAGTTAGCTGATCGGGTATTGAAAAAACAAGATTTAGATAGTCGTAGACCTACACCGGCATCTCCTGAAATACTTCCGGAAGAGCCGCAACAACAAACCGCACCGCCAGATTTACAGGCGATAACGCAAGGAGAGTTTAATGTTAACCCAACTAGACCTACAACGGGTGGTAGACCAGATCAACCAGAAATTCAACGAACTGGACGAGCAGTACCTAGAGCTAGAGTCTAAACTTAAAGGAGTAGAAGATGCCATACGGAAAGGGAACGTACGGAAGTCAACGGGGAAGACCGCCAAAAAAGAAGGGTAAAAAAGATAAGAAATGTAAAAATTACACATGTAAATAATTAACCCTTGAATGTTAATTAAAAATATGATATAATAGAAGGTATACTTGTCCATTTAAAGGAGAAACAAGTGATTGAAAAAGAGTTGGAAGTTTATTTTAATAATTACTTTGAAATGTTTAGAACGCAAGGCTGGAAACAACTCCTTAAGGAATTTTCAGGCAATGTGAAAAATATTAATTCAGTAGAACAAGCTAAAGATGAAAAAGACCTCTTCTTCAGGAAGGGTCAGTTAAACATCATAGCTAATGTATTAAACTTAGAATCTCAAATTACTGCATCATTTGAAAATGCGGAAACTGAATCCAGTGATCCTGGAGAATCCGAATGATCCTATATGATTTCCGTTGTACTAACGGGCATGAATTTGAGGAGTACGTTGAATCATCAGTAACACAAAGTAGGTGCAGATGTGGTGCTGATGCAGTTCGTTTAGTAACCGGCGGTAATTTCGAGCTTGACCCTATTAGCGGAGATTTTCCTTCCGCAACTAAAAAATGGGCAGACAAGCACGAACAAGCCGCTAAAACTAGCGATTAACGAAAGGAAAACTTAAGCCCTTTCATAATTTTCTCCATAATCGAGAGACGGAGTATTAATAATGGCAGCAAGACTGATAGATGAGCGTGAGGAAGAGGAAACAGAACTAAAGGAAGGAGAAGAGGTACAATCTTTAGAACAACAGGAAACTCTACCGGAACAAGTGGAAGAGCCTGAACCTGAAGAGGAATTACCTGCTAAGTACCACGGTAAAAGCCTACAAGACGTTGTTCAAATGCATCAGGAAGCTGAAAAAGCATTGGGACGGCAAAGTGGTGAAGTCGGGGAACTTAGACAAGTTGTTGACCAGTTTATCCAAAGCCAAACACAACTCACACAACCAAACGCACCAACCCAAGAACCGACGGAAGAGGTAGATTTTTTTACCGATCCTGAACAGGCAGTATCAAAAGCTATTGAAAATCATCCTAGTGTAAAACAGACACAGGCATTGAATCAACAGCTTAAAGCTCAAAACGCTTTAGCTCAGTTACAGCAAAAACATCCTGACGCTGAAACCATTATGAAAGACCCTAATTTTGTAGAGTGGGTCAAAGGTTCCAAAATCAGAACACAGTTAATTGCTTATGCTGACAAGGCATACGACTTTGATTCCGCTGACGAACTTTTCACAACATGGAAGGAACGTCAACAGGTTGTTAATCAAACAGCCCAGATGGAAAAACAAGGACGTAAAAAAGCGGTTAAAGCAGCCAGTACAGGAAATACTAGAGGCAGTAACCCTGTTTCCAAGAAAATCTATCGTCGTGCCGACATTATTAAACTTATGAGAACTGACCCCGACAGGTATCAGTCATTATCCGAAGAGATACTAACTGCATACAAGGAAGGACGGGTCAGGTAGTCTAAACTAGGAGAAAATTATGGCTACTGCAACTTACCCAGGAGCGTCGGGTAATACAGCCAAAACTGAAGCGGATAAGTTTATCCCTGAGATTTGGTCCGATGAAATTATAGCGGCTTATCAAAAGTCACTAAAAATGGCTCCTCTTGTTAAAAGAATGTCCATGAGTGGAAAAAAGGGAGACAAGATTCATATTCCCAAGCCCACCCGTGGTGATGCAAACGCAAAGGCGGCTGATACAGCGGTAACAATCATTGCGAATACTGAGAGTGAAATCGATGTTGATATCGACCGTCACTTTGAATATTCACGTTTGATTGAAGACATCGTTGAAGTTCAAGCTCTATCCAGCCTACGTCAGTTTTACACTGAAGACGCTGGTTATGCCCTAGCAACACGAATTGACACAGACCTGATTAATGCAGCAACAGGTTGGGGTGACGGCACTAGAACTGCCTCTCCTGCCAACACTGGTGCTAACTGGGTCAACAGTCATTCTTACTACGTTAACGCCTCTTCAGGTCTAGCAACTTATGCTGCTGACACTGTTGCTTCAGGTGATAACTTTACTGACCTAGCGTTCCGTGAAGCAGTTAAGCTTATGGACGATCAAAATGTTCCTATGGACAATAGGAATCTGGTCATTCCCCCTGCCGCCCGTAAGTCAATTATGGGTATAGACCGATACGTCAGTTCTGACTTTGTTAATAGCAAAGGTGTAGAGTCTGGACTTATTGGTAACTTGTACGGTGTGGACGTTTATGTATCTTCCAACTGTCCTGTCATTGAAGTAGCTGCACAAAACAGTGCTTCAAGCCTTGACACTAGAGGATGTCTATTCTTCCATAAGGACGCAGTAGTGCTTGCAGAGCAAGTATCTGTACGTTCTCAAACCCAGTATAAGCAGGAATACCTCTCAACCTTGTACACAGCGGATTGCTTGTACGGTGTAGAGGCATATCGCCCTGAAGCTGGATTCATCATTTGTATTGCTGAAGAGTAATATAACCCAAGGGGGATTTCGGTCCCCCTTTTTACTTCTTTTTTTTATTCCTTGGAGTAAGTATGGCTATATATCGAGGCGAAGGAGGTTCAGGTGATTCTAATACAACTGCGTACGCTAATCAAATTAACGAGTATGCTACAACAGCTATCACAAAAGCAGCCGAAGCTTCAACCTCCGCGTCTAACGCCGCTACAAGTGCGTCAAATGCTTCAACGAGTGCGTCAACAGCGGCAACGCAAGCCACAAACTCGTCAAACTCCGCTACGGCAGCAAGTTCTTCAGCAAGTACAGCGTCTACACAAGCATCTAACGCATCAAGTTCAGCTAGTGCTGCATCAACTTCAGCTAGTGCTGCGGCAACTCAAGCCACAAACGCTGCCTCGTCAGCTAGTGCTGCTTCTACTTCTGCCTCTAACGCTGCTTCTGCTGCTGCTACTGCTGTAGGTGACGCTAGTAATTTAACCTCAGGCACTCTTAATGGAGGAACCTATTAATGCCTACTACAATTAAATTAAAATATGGCTCTGGTGCGCCTTCAGCTTCCGATTTAGTTCAAGGAGAACCTGCCTTAGATTTAACAAACAAACGTCTTTATTCTGAAGATGGTTCAGGAAATGTTATCGAAATTGGAACTAATCCATCGTCTGCTGTAACTATTGGTTCAGGAGCAGCCGCAGATACAAAAATAGTTTACGATGGAAACGCAAAGGATTTTTATATCGGTCTCGATGACTCAACAGATAAATTCGTCGTGGGAGTGGGATCAGCAGTTGGAACCAATTCTATTTTAACCCTTGATGACGATTCTGTTACTGTTGGAGACGGAACCGAAGTTGATACAAAAATAATTTACGACGGAAACGCCAAGGACTTTTATATTGGCCTAGATGACTCAACAGATAAATTTGTTGTAGGCGTTGGGTCAGCAGTTGGCACAAACTCCATCCTTACACTGGACGATGATTCTGTTACGGTAGGTGATGGTGCAGAGGTAGACACCAAAATAATTTTTGATGGAAACGCTCAAGATTATTATGTGGGACTGGATGATTCAAGTGACAGCTTGGTAGTTGGATTAGGGTCAGCCGTAGGAACTACACCTGCGTTTACTATTAACTCAAGTCAACAAGTAACTTTTGCTCAAACTGCAACCTTTTCAAATATATCTACTGACGGAGTAACGTTAAAGCTAGACGGAAGTTATCCAACAGGTGTAGAAAACACCGCTCTTGGAGTGGCGGCTTTAGAAGATGTTGAATCAGGTGGAAATTATAATGTAACCATAGGAGCTAAATCAGGAACAGACCTAACTACAGGAGTTGCTAATACTTTTGTGGGAGCATATTCAGCGTATACTGCGACTACTCCCAGTTATAGTGTAGGAATCGGCTATCATGTATTGTATGATTTAACTTCTGGTTCTCACAATGTTGCAATTGGTCTACAGTCACAGTATGACACTAATACTGGCCATTCAAATACTACTCTCGGAAACTATTCAATGTATGGAAACACAACAGGTTATCTTAATACTGCTTGTGGATATGCTTCTATGTACTCGTCAGCGGGACATACAGGTACTTATAATGCCGCACTTGGTGCTCAATCATTGTATGCCGTCACGACTGGATATAACAACACAGTAATTGGTGGTCTTTCGGGATATGGCCTTACAGAGGGACACACTAATACTCTTATAGGAGTCAATGCGGGGTACGCATTACTTACAGGGGATAACAATACATGTCTTGGAGGTAATGCTGGAAGAGCCGCGTCCCCGTCAGGAAACATAACATCAGGTAATAATGTTATCTGTCTGGGTGATAACTCAATCACTGACATTTATTGTGCGGATACTTCTATTTCCTCGTCAGATGAACGAGACAAAGCAGATATAACCGATTTTACACACGGATTATCTTGGATAAGTAAAATGCGCCCAGTTACTTATAAGTGGGATAAGCGTTCTTGGTATCTTGGAGAAGACGAAGACGATATTACCGCAGTAACAAGAGACGGTTCAAAGAAAAAGAGCAAAGTAAATGTCGGTCTTATAGCACAAGAAGTTTTAGCTATAGAACAGGCAGATAGTTTTTCATCAAGTAAAGACAACATGTTAGTTGTGAACTTAAACGAGGACGAGACTGGATATGGTATTAAATACGAGCGAATTGTACCTGTCTTAATTAATGCAATCAAAGAGCTAGAAGCTCGTATTAAAGTGCTGGAGGGATAGGTGATGAAAATTATCGTACTAATCGTTGCAGTATTTATTACAGGCTGCCAAACAGCAGGTATGGAATATTACCAAGCTGTAGAAAAGATTGCTATTGCTCAGAGCCAAGCTCAACAAGCAAAGTCTGAAGCCCTTAGTAAAATAGCAGCGAGTGGAGACAACAGCGCAGCAGGTTCAGCAGTAATGGCCCTTGCTTTGATGCAATCTCCAAATATGAATGTTATTCCACAGCAGTCAGCAGCACTTGAGTGGTCTAAAGCAGTCTTACCAGTAGTAGGCTCACTAGGAGCCATGTGGATAAGCTCAGACGCACAAAAAACAACTGCTAGACACGCTATGACCTCTAATTTAGCCAGGATAGAGCAGGAAGGAAACAAGACAACAGCCTTATATGAGATGCTGGGATCTAATAACGAAAACATGTTAAATCTTGGCTTGGGTTCTTATGACGCGATTAACACATCAGGACAACAAGCAGTAGATTTAGGGCTTGGTTTGGGATTGGCAAGCATAAATGGTGGCTCTGGTGGAAGTGACAACTTAAATTGGCCTGACTACACTAGCAACTTTCAAGGCATTTTGGATGCTATTGGAGGCATAGAAATTCCTAACTATGATGACGAAATACAACAGCTACTTGATTCCAACACCGTATGGGTTGCTGGTGTTAACTGTGTAAATAAGACTACGAATGGTGTAATCGGTGTTGGTAGTAGCACTTCAACGCTACCTGTATGTCCTAAATAGTCGTGGCAAAACATGATGAAGAATTTGAACTAGGGCATCCTGTTATAGAAGCATTAATTGATAGGGCTGCTAAGAAAGCTGTAAGAGCTTCTATGGTAGATTTAGGTTTATCCACTAAAGATGTACATGAGTTACATTCTTTATTATCCACCTATAGATCAATACAAAATAGTATTATTAGCACCGTAACTAAAGCAATAACTTTAGTTGTCTTAGGGGCTATAGGTGCAGCGGTGTATTTACATGAATGGCCTAAATAATTATGATACCAGAGAGGCTTAGATGGACCCGCTTACTGCCCTTAGTATGGCATCAACGGCTTTTAAAGGCATACAAACGCTCGTTGCTAGGGGTAGAGAAATCGAGGATGTCGCAGTCCACCTTGGAAGATGGTACGGATACGCCTCAGACATAAAGGAAGCTGAAAAGGAATCC